AGCCTTTTGGAAAATCTTAGCGTCCCTCGGCCTGACCGTTGACGCGGTACCACCAGGACCAAAGACAGGAGCTTGTTTAACAAACCCACTTGCTCGTGCGTTTGTTATGTTTCTGGCTTGACTTGCTAAAGCAGGATTGAACGCACCAGCAAGGGCTGGAGTTGTTGCAGGTCCGCCAGTAAGCTTCATGAAGTCCATCAAGCCTTTTGATCCAGCAATCTTAGAAACGTTTGCAGCCGAGAACGCACCCGAGAGAGCAGGTGCCTTCGGCATTGCAGCCGCCATCTTCATTGCTGAAGCTTTGTTCATGCTATTCGCAACTTTCCCGACACTGAGGCCGCTCTGTGCGAAGTTCATGGCTGCGGAGCCTGGCATCATCATGCCAGCAAGTGGTCCCTTTAGGTTGGCTGCAAGCTTGCTTGGTCTCATGCTTATCTTTGGCTGAGACGACTTAGGCAGTCTTGTTGCGGCAGCCGGCGGCTTGCTTGGGCCGATAGGGCTTGGGAACATCTGCCCAGGTTTAGGGTTAGCCGCACCCGCTGGCAATATCGTAGGCAAGAAGTTCTTTGGGGTGAACTTGTTGTTGAGGATACCACTTGTCAGCGATCCCTTAATCGCAGACTTTGCAGGTGCCATTGAACCTGGTCTTCCAAGTCCACCGAGCGGTGTTGCAAATGCACTCGACGACAACGCTGCCGCATTTGCTGACGCCCTTCCCGCCGGAGCGAACCCTGGCATCGCCATGCTTGAGTTGAGCGTTTTCTGTGACGCAGCTGCAGCAGCGTTTGATGCTGTTAGCTTGTCAGCAGCAGCGGCTTGCCGGCCTAGTATCATAGGGATATTTAGGCCAGTCTTTTCTATCCCCTTCATGGCAAGGCCTAAGCCAATGACGCCAAGGGATAAGGTTGCAATAGCCGCACCAGCAGCCGTGACTGCAACGCCAACAGCACCGAACACGGCGATGCCGATAATAATGTTTCTTACTAGCTCTTGATTGTTGTCAATGAACTTCGCTATGGCGTCAGCAAGGCTTGCTATTGCCTCGAACGCACCCATGGCTTGGTTGCCGAACGCACTTCCTAGAGACAGGCCTAAGTTCTGGATTGCAGATTTGGCTCGACCAATCGACCCCTCAAGGTTGTCGGTGAGAAGCTTCTCGAAGTCGTCAAAGAACTGTCGAGGAGAGCCATCCAGCTTCATGTTCTCGACACGCTCAACCAGGCTCTCAGCGGTCTCGTCGATCAACGAAAGAGCAGCGGTGACCTGACGATTCTGGAAGATGCCAGATATGAAGTCTTCGAACTCAGCTTGAGTTGCGGTGCCACCAAGGACTTGGGCTTTCATTGCCTCAAGTGCTTTTAGTATGTCAATGATTCCGGTTCGTCCGGTCTTTGACTTAGCACGGATTTCCTCCAGCGAGAAGCCAAGTTCCTTCAGCTTGTCGGCAACCTCTTTCGGAGGATCCTTCAACTGAAGCATCATTCCACGGAGTGCGGTACCAGCAATAGAAGCATCGCCAAGACGCTCTTGAAGAACGGATGTGACGGCGATAACTTCCCTGAATGCGTCACCGGTTTCGTCTGCCTTAACAGCAGAAGCTAATACACCACCAGCGAACTTCATCGACTCAGCGAGCGACGTAACAGAAACGTTCGCTTGGGTGGACGCCTTCAAGATCGTAGCGAAGTATGACTCCACTCGCTCTGACATTTGACCAAGTGCCTTCTCGGCACTAATGCCTTTGGCAGCTGCATCCGCTAAGAACTTCTTTTCGTTAAGGAGATCAAACGCCTTCAAGAGCTTGATGGACTTCTCGGTTATCTCATCGAGAGAAGCTCCGGTCGTATCAGCGACAGAGAGCTGGACGAGCGGCCTGAGGATACCGCCCGTTCCAGCTTCCCTGTCTAGAGCCTTCTTTGGATCCGCTTGTTTACCTTCTATCAAGGACTTTGATATACCAGCCCTTGCAAGTTGGGTTGCAGCACCAGCGATGTCAGTTGGACCTTTAGGGAACTGTCGAGCGAGAGACCTGAACGTTCCTTCTAGTCTCTTGTATTCCTTGTTGGCAAGCTGGGCACCGCGAGCTGTTTGCTTCAGAGGATCGCCAACGCTAGTGCTCGAAAGCTTCCTGAGTTCACCGCCGATCTTGGCGAACTCTTTCTGAAGCTTAGGGTCTACCTTGATCTGTGACCCTATATTAACCTTGATAGAAGAAACAGATCGCTGGAATGCAGCGAGCTCTTTGGTGGCAAGTGCAATAGGAACTGACAGTGCACCAGCAGCAACTGTCATCCTGCGACCAAGACGGCTAACGCCTTCGCCAAGACCTCGGAGCTGTGCACCAAGGTTAGCTATTTTCTGCCCTCTATTGGCTAGACTGTCTATGCCTTTCTCGGCAGACTTCAAACCAGTTTTCAGATTGCCGCTATCAAACCTCGTTGTGAAGTTGACTTGGCTGACGTTCATCTTGCCTAGTGACATATCGCTCTATGATCTCCTTGCGATCGACTTTAGTTTCCTCTGTAAAACTTTATGGGCTTTATCCTGCGCTGGCTTCATGAACGGGCGTTTAGGGTACCTTACACTTCCGGTAACCGTCAATCGAGGCAAGGTGTCCTTGCTTCCTTTGCGTCCCTTCTTAAACGACTGCAATCTCTTGAAGTCTTGGTTAGTCTTCGGTGGGCCTAGATTAGACTTCTTCTTTTTCCTAGATGGAAACTTTAGGGTACGCATAAATGTACCGCCTGACTCATGAATATAAGGCAGTGATGCGTTTGTGGTCTTAGCGTTCACCGTGTCTCTGAACCCTAGAGGACCGTACCTAATAGTGTCTCTGTCAACAAAGACAAACTTCTGTGCCTTGAGGCCAGGATTCCTTCGGTTTTTAGGAGGCTGCCCTGGAGCTGAGTAAAGTCCACCTCTGATGAATTCTCTGAGCTGTCCTTTCTTCTTGCCCGACTTGAACGTGGTGGTAACCTTCTCGTCGTATTGCTGAACCGGCTTTCCTGCTGCCACCTTTTTCTTGATGCCCTTGCCGACTCGCTTCATACTCTTCTTAGAAATATCCACGGTTAGCTTACCAGCCTGCAAGAGAACTTCCCTTTTGAAGTTGTCGTACCTGCCGGTAAACTCCGTGAATTTCTTATCAACCCTGACGTTTGCATTAACTTGTTTGAAGGACATATCAATCTGGCTTTACGTTAGAGGCAAAGTGCTTCAACATATTGATATTGTTCCTCGTGAGTTTCATGGAAACATCTCCCTTGTGCTGGGCACCGCTAGACTGTCTAGAAGGGTGGATATCTTCTGGCTTTACTGGCTTTCCCTTACCTTTGTTAGCGTTTATAAGAGTCGCAACAACCAATGAAGTATGATCCCACTCGTAATCCCTCTTGGCAATCACCATGTCTGCTAATTGCCCGATGGTAAACGGTCTAGGGTCGATGCTCAGGATTCCTGCGTACTCCCAGATTCGCTGCCAGGTGTCTCTGGGGATGGGAGGCTCTGGCTCTGGATCTCCGTCTCCAGATTCTCCGTCGCTTGGCCGTATGCTTTGTTGACTTGGTCCACAAACATCCGCCCCCATGTAAAAAAATCGCTAACCGCATTCTTGAATGCTGTGTCAAGTTCTCGGTTTCCTGTCTCGTCGAGCAGCTCATAGAACTCCTCTTCGCTCTGGACGCCAGCCTTGCTGATTCTGTCGCCGTAGATAGTCCAGACATTCTGGGCTAGGATAACAGGGTCAACAAACATCTGTCCCATGATTCCGTTGTCTGGACTTGCTATGTCCAAGTCTTTCTTCTTGGCCAAGATCAATCGACCAGTAGTAAGAGCCAGCGATATTGGCCCGCATTGGCCAAGAACAACATTCTTGTTTAGCTTCTCACTCATCGTCACTTCCTTCCTCAATTGGGCTTGTTGATTCTTCAGAAGGGATCTCGATCAACTCACCGAGTTCCTCATCCTCTTCGCGTTTAATAGTAACTTCTAATCCAGGTAATCCGTAATTATCTTCTCCGTACTTCTCAATAGCATTAACTACATCGTATAACGCAAATGTAGCTTGGGCTGACGTTTTTCCTCTAGCAGGCATTTTGTTGTATGCAGATACAGTTTCTGCGTCCATAACTAATCCAATCTCTCTTGCTACGATAACGTTCACAGGAACGCTTCTAGATAGCAGAGAGTCTGGGTTCTTTGCCACAACCCCTTCGATTGACTTTCTAAGGCTGTTGTAGATATTCCTCGTTACAGGGCTCATGGATTTATCCTCAGTTCTAGAAAAAACCTCCATCGAGACAATTCTCGATGGAGGTAACATGATCCACTAATCTCAGGTTTTTTTCAACCCGAAAAATAAAATTACAGAATAGTAGTTGTATACCACTGCGGAGGAGAGTTCGTGGTGTCCTCCAGAACGGGGGTCAATGTCATATCCACAACGATAGCATCCTCGAGTGGCCTCGGCTGGCTAAACGACGTAACCTCGAAAGCACCAAGAAGTCCGTTGTAGGTTCCTGCAACGGTGCAGTCACCATCCATAAATGCCAAGACCAACTGGTCATTATTAAAGAAAGCGTCTTCAAACTGGGCAAAGTCGGCGTCAGCCGGATCGTAGATCATCTGGATGTCTACAGTACCTTCCTTGAGGGTACCTGCCTGCAATCGCCAACCGTCTGCTCGACGGTCAGTGATATCAGCCAAGGACTTCTCTAGATTGATAGTCTCTTCTTTGATCGGACCAACTTCGTCGGTGAAAACTGGGGAAGCAATCGTTCCAGCGAAGTAGGTTTTTGCGTTCAATCCAAGGATAGCTGCCATTGTGATTCTCCTGTAGTAGAAATGGCTATTAAATCAACTTGTAGGTAATGGCTACTCCAGCTCTAAATATATTATCGCTGTGCAGCTTCTCTCTATCAAACCTGACGCTGTCGAACGACCTCAGGCTTACCGCAAGACTTCCTCGCGGATTCTGTAGCTGGATAAAGTCTAATATCTCGTCCCACAAATCCAGCAGGGACTCGATATCTGAGTTAGCATCAACAACTCTCGTGGAATTGATTTGCTGCGGAGCGATTATAATGGCAGATACTTCTGCGTTTCGGCACCATTTGTTTCTGCCTTCTCTATACCTTAGATCTGACTCCACGCTTACCCTCACCTCTACATCATTAACCCGTTCATGATTAAAGAACTGGTCGAACATGAAGCTGCATTTGAAAGACCTAGAGAAAGAGTTGCTGTCAATAAGCTCCGCTAGCTCCTGCGCTATGTCTACATCTCTTGCCATTATTCTTCACGCTTAGTATGGATCCTGTAAGCCACTCCATAACCATCAGAGTCTTGGTAATGAGGAACACTGTCCTCGCCAAGTACCCTCCCAACATAAACTGTTCCGTCATCAAGGGTTTGCCGGATTATATCATTCCTCTCTGGGATGATCTCGATTCCGTTTACCACAAGCGCTGCCCGACTGACTGTGTAGTCATTTCGGATAACCCTTCCGATATATCCTTCCATAGAGTCTTGCTCGTACTCGGTGCGGCCAACGACCGCCTTTATCTCAACGCAACCCAATCCAGGACGTTCGTATTCGATCGCCTCACCAGCGTCTAGCTCCATCTTGTCTTGAAGGTAGCTAGCAGCCTTCTTTAGCAGGTTGCGTTTCGACATGCCAGTACACCCCTGTTACAGCTTCAATTAGATGTTGAGTCCGTTCAGGAGAACGTAAACGTACTCGTCAGACGAAGCAGCAGCGTAAGCTACTGTTCCGATGTCGCCATTGCTATCTGCGTCAGCAGTTGGAACAATCTCGTCTTCCGAGATGTCGTACCCAACAGTATCGCCAGCGTTCATTGCCGTAGCTGCCATCTTGTTGAACTTATAAACTCCACCGATGCAAACGCTACCTTTAGCGTCTGCTTCGATATCGTTGCCGCCGATACCCCAAAGAGGACTTCCAACACCCAAGTTGACTGGACTGCCGGCAACGTATGCTGCGCTTGGGGTGTAGTCTAGGTGAGTTCCTGCTTGATGTAGTTCTGCCATCTTTAATACCCTTGAATAGTTAGGGGGTGGTTAAAAGTATGCCCGACCACTGGTGGGCTACAGTGATATGATTGTTGCACAAAAACTTTTCTTAACAAGACCGGTGTGAAACACAAAAGGGAATACTGGCTTGCTAGCCAGTAAATGTAGCGACAGCCGAACCTTGATTTGGAACGTAGTAATCAAATTTCTGTGTCGAGTTCCCGACTTTGATCATGATCTCGTACTTGCCTCCTCGGATAAACTGAGCTGCCCTTATAAGGGTAAGCGTTGCCTCTCCGCTCGAGTTGGTCAACGAGGCGTTAGACAGCTCGTTGCTGACAACAGAGTTCAACAGGAAGTCAGGCGAGTCAATTCTAGCTGAAACTGATGCACCTTCCACTCTTTGACCGTACTGATTAAGAACTCTAACAAGAACGCTGCACAGTGCTGGATCAGTCGCCGCAGCCTGAACGACTGGAGTCAGCGTCAAGGTCTTGCTCACTGTAGACGGGCTAACATTCAAAGACTCGGCTACATGGGTTTCGTATCCATTCATATTAGACACAACGAACTTGTAGTCACCGTCCTCCAAGTTCAGTGTCAATGTACCCTGAGAACCCGTTGTCCT